TGGAGTAATATACGGAAATAATACCAGCGGATTGTTAGTAACAGCAGCAAGCAATCCAGGTAGTAATGCAACAACAAGTTATGGAATTTTGACAACCGATGGCAGCAACGTACCTACATGGACAGACGTAATTGACGGCGGAAGTTATTAATAGGGCGTCGTAAGACTTGACCCACAGGGCGTCGTAAGACTTGACCCACACCTATATAGGATAATAACATGGCAACTAAAATTAAACACAAAAGAAGTAGTACTGCAGGAAGCGCACCAACCGCAGCACAAATGGACCCTGGAGAATTTGCGCTTAATACCGCAGATGGTAAAGTATATGTTAAAAAAGATAATGACGATATCTTAGATATTACTTCAACAATTTTTAAAAATGATACTAATGTAACTGTAACTGATACTGGCGCTAATGGCTTGATAAACGTAGTTGTAGACGGAACCACAGTTAGTGAGATAACATCTACCCACGTAGGATTTACTCAAGACACTAGCATACGTGACGCTAAACAACTCCAATTAAGAGAACTAACAGCAAATGGTATTAATCATGCTGCTATAAAAGCGCCAGATAATTTAGCAGCTAGCTATACATTAACATTACCTACCACAGACGGAGATGTGGGACAACTACTTTACACAAACGGAAGCGGAGTATTGGGTTGGGCAGATGCTGATACATTCGGTGGAAATCGTGTATATGTATCAGCACAAAAAGGCAATGATGCCAATGACGGTATTACAGCACCGGTATTGACTTTAAAAAGAGCATTACAAATTGCTTCAGGATTAGTGTATACATCGGGAGGAATACCTAATGGACAACGTATTAACATTATGGTATCAGCTGGAGACTATTATGAAAATAATCCTATCATAGTTCCAGATAACGTAACCGTGTTAGGAGATAGTCTTCGTTCGGTAAACATAAGACCTTTAAATCCTGGCCTTGATATGTTACGTGTTCGTAACAGCACATATTTTGGAGAATTTACATTTAGAGATGCACTGTCTGGCGGCGTCCCAACTACTACATTTGCTTATGCTGTAGCGTTCGATGACCCATTAGATACAAATTGTAGCAGAACTGGTTATACCAATATGCCGACTACCAAACCTTTAATTAGTCAATCACCATATATTCAAAATTGTTCGTTGATTAGTTTCTTAGGTGCCAGCGGATGTCTAGTTGATGGTAGTAAAGTTGTAACTCCAAATACACCGCAGAATCAAATTGAAGCAGAAAATCCTGTAAGCGGACCAGCACCTGAACAAGGCAAGTCGATGGTTGCCAACGCATTTACCATGTTGAGCTTTGGAGGTACAGGATGGCGTGTTATCAACGATGCTTATGTACAGATTGTTTCATGCTTCCAAATTTTCATGTTGAATGGAAGTTATACACAAAGCGGTGGTTATTGCTCTATCACTAACTCAGCTACTAACTTTGGTTTGTATGCGTTAAGAGCAGCAGGCTATAGTCCCAACGCCTTTGCCTTTGATAAAGGTTATATTGGAACTACAGGTACAGTAGGAAGCACTCAAACAATTACTGCGTTTGGATTTAGTCGACCAAATGGACCAGTTGAAGAATTTATCACAAGGATATATGATCCAAGTACCAATGCAGACTTAACTAGCTCATATAAAAATAATTTGCCTAGCTTTTTAGAAGTTAGTTTTAATGCTGCTACTGACGTTAATCCTACAACAAATGTATTTACAGTGGCATCTCATGGTTTTAATAACGGTGATCAAGTTACCTATGACACTAACGGCGGCACAGACATCGGCGGAATTTATAATGGCGATGTTTTTTGGATCAAATATCTTACATCTAATACATTTAGTCTTTGTTTTGACGACAGTCTTACTAAAGATGTTGATATTACATTTGTGGGCGCAGGCACACAGAAATTTAGAAAACAAGATTATGAAATGTATGTTGGTGACGTTTTAGAAACACACAACAGCTTTCAAACGCTTACATTAGCCACTGGTAGTGGTAGCGGATATGTGTTTAATCCAGGCGATGTAATTACAGGATTAACAGGAGGCTTACCTAACAATGCTTATGTTTACAGTTATAATGCCGGAACAAGAGAGTTAGTAGTATCTATAAACAAAGTTACAATCGGAATTACAGAAACTAGAAATCAATTTGCAGCCAGCAGTACTATTGTAACAAGAAACGGTTCTGGTGTTTCATACACTGTAAGTGTGGCATTAGCTCGAACAGACTTATACGGTGCTGTGTTTGAAGTATTTCCGACCATTGTCGGTGGTTCGTTTACTAGTACGGCTACATTACCTGGTAAGAAAATTTGGTTCCATAGACCTAGTATCACTAACTCGTCTGCTCATACTTGGGAATATGCAGGATCTGGTACAGACTATAATGCGTTACCACAGAACGGAGGTCAGACTAGAGAAGAATATGAACAAGTGTCTCAAAACGGAGGCCGTGTTTATACGTCTGGAACAAATGAACTAGGCGACTTCAAAGTTGGTAATTTTATTAGAGCTTATAACAGAACTGGTAATGTTACATTCACTAACAAAATAACAGTAGACACACTAGACGTACTACGTCTAGGTGTTGGCGGAGTTACCGTTGAAACTATTAGTACTGATATAGACTTAGGCGAAAATGAAGTTGGCGGACCAAAAGATAGTCGTATTAGTACTCAATTAGCTGTTTATAGTTATGCTCAAACTCACTTGGGTAATGTTCTTGACAAAAACGTTTCTACTAATGCTGTTCCTGGATCATTAGTTCAATTGAATTCTAATGGACAAATTAATACTGACTTAATTCCAACTAATCGCAGTTTTACAAATTTTAGTTCTAACGGATTAGACGGTAGATTGTATCAAATTGACGATATTCCTGCGAGTGATATGTTAGGCGGCGATATTGCTACAGAAAGTTTTCAACAACAAGAATTAACAGTTAGTTCGGCTATTACAGCATCAGTAGGTAGTACAATTATACAAACTACAGGTAATACTGCTACAACAGCAATTACCAGCGGAACAAACAGTTTTACAGTGACGCACAGCGGCGCTGTCACTGTTACCAAAGATACTTATGTGCTTTTAGAAGGTGTTACACCCGCAGCCTATAACGGTGTTTGGTTAGTTAACAGATCAAGTGCCGGCAGTTTTGAAGTGTTTACAAACATTAATCCAGGCACTGCTACAGTCCAAGGCACAATCTATTACGGTGGCGCCAGCGGAATTTTAAAAGCTACATATACCAGTGCTACTAATATTATTGTAGGCAGCGTATTTGGTACATTTAATACACCTTTTGTCACTGGCGGAAGTACACTAATTATTAACAGTGATCGAACACCTAGTGATTCAAATACCACAGTAACAGTAAGTACTGCTCCTGCTGCTAGCGCATCTACAGCAAACTATTTTTTAAGAGCTAGTACATCTAGTCAATATCTTATTTTAGATCCCGCAGCGTCGCCAACTTATACAAATACTACAATTAGCACAGCATTTAGATATAACAACAATGTCTACATGAAAACAAGTGCTAATCATAATTTTACTTCAGGTAATGCAGTAAAAATTAATGCTGCTACTGACAGCTATGATGATACAGAATATATCACAGTATTAGATGCTGATGAATTTTATTATTCTAACGTAGCAGCAGATAGCGCTACAAGTGCTAGCACAACCGCTACTGCTAGTTTAGCAGGAGCAACTAGCGCTACTACAATGACTGGTAGTGTAGCAGCAGCCAGTTTAACAGGAACTATTGCTACAGGACAGTTTGTTTTTGACACAGCAGGCACTATACCAAAAGGTTCAAAGATTACCACAGTCAATATGGCTGTAGATCCTAGAACATTTACTATTACGTTTCCAACAGCATCAACAGTGGCAGCAACAACTACTGCTACATTAAAGTTTTTTACTCCGGCAGCAGAAACCGGAACAGTTCGTTCGGTACTAACAGCATCTGATTCATTGAGTCAAGGAGAATTTAAAGAATTAAGACTAGGCGTTATTACCGCAGTTAACAATTTGACTGGATTAACTGGAGGCAGTGGTTATGTCAACGGTGTATATTATCGTGTTCCGTTAACTAATGTCACCGGCTCGGGAGTATGTGCTTTAGCTGATATTACAGTTGCCGCCGGAGCAGTTACTAATGTTGATATTGTATTTGGTGGTGCTGGATACTCTAATAGCGCAGGAAGTAACACACTGTCAGCAAACAATACATTCTTAGGTGGAACAGGATCTGGATTTCAAATCACAATCAGCGCAGTTGAAAAACGAGTGTATTTAGATTTATTTGGAGGTCAAACATTTGTAGCTACGTCGGGGGCACCTGATTTTGTTGAGCATAACTCGAGTGTAGTAGCAACATTTAGCGCAACTGGAACAGTTACAGCTACATTTGATGCTACAGCTACTGGCTCAGGTGGCGGTGTAGATACACTATTGAATAGAATTACCACGTTAGCAGCTCATGGATTTACTTCAGGCGATCCAGTACAATATAATCCAGGAGTAGATCCGGCAGTTGGCGGTCTTATTACTAATAATGTTTATTACGCTAAAGTAATAAATTCAACAACATTAGAATTATATACTAATTACACACTGTCAACAATTGTAGCGTTGACTACGTCGACGGGCGCCGGTCACACACTGACAAGAAAAACAGTTGACATTGTCAATAATACTTTTAGTGTTCCGGGACATGGATTTGTCACAGGTGATGCTTTCCGTATCGTAGGATCAGATTTACCATATGAAAGCGGAGTTCAAATTGGTCAGAATACTTTTTGGTTTGTAGGTAGCGTAACTACAAATAGTTTTACAGTACATCCTCTTCGTGCTGATGCCTTAAGCAGCGTAGGAGGAGTTGTATTAGGAGAAGGCAATTTAACTGCTACTGGTAGTGGAAATATCACTGTGGTTAAAGCTAGTATTAAGGTTATTGGCACAGTTAATACTAGCTCATCAACAAGGTCAAATTGGAACAGTCTAGTTACCACTAACATTGATGCTAGTAATATCATATCTGGTATTATTGCCACATCAAGATTGGCCACAGGAACAGCCAATAGTTCAACATTTTTACGTGGCGACTCTATATGGTCAACTGCTGTTAAAAGTGCTCAACTAGCAGCCGGCAGTGCGTTATCTCTAACCGGTAGTGGCTCGAGTCCGTTTTATGGAGACTTAACATTTGATGTAACTAAAGTTGATAAAACCGGAGGCAGCGCCGGATATTCAACAATGGGTGTCGCTAGTTTTAACACTACTCAGTTTAGTGTAGGCACTGGCGACAGTCTAACAGCAGGCCAGGTTTTAATTAAGGCAGGTGTTGTTGATGCCGGTACACTAGATACATATGATTCAAGTTACTTTTTAAATCCTAGTAATTTAACCAGCAATGTGCCTGTAAATCGAGGCGGTACAAATATTGCCAGCTATGGCATTGGCGATATGTTGTATGCTAGTGCGGCTCAGACATTGAATCCGTTAAGTATCGGTGTTGCTAATACTATAATGACTAGCACCGGATCAGCTCCACAGTGGAGTTCTAGTTTAACTGTAGCAGAATACGTTAACATAACAGGCGATCAATTTGGGTCTAGTACATCCGGAGCTGCAAGTTTATTTAATAACAGTGTTAGAGCAGTTAATATTGGTGGAGACGCTGAGGCAGTGTACATAGGCAGTAATGCCGCAACTGAGTCTTTAACAACTAATGTTAAAAGTTATACAACCGGCGGATCATCTACAGTATCAGTAACTGCTAATATTGGCATAAACATAGCAATATCCACAGTGGCTCGTAACGGATCTAATGTGGCAACTATAGTGACAGCCGCAAATCACGGATTAACCAACGGCGATACTGTTACTATTGTATGTTCAAGTGACAGTAATTTTAATACTGTAAATGCTGCGGTAACTGTTACAAACAGTACTACATTTACCTACTCAAATACAGGTTCTACTGTAACTACTACAGCCGGAGTCGGTGATGTTTATATTGGAGCTGTGGGAATTAATCTAAGTTCTGCAAGTGCTTCTGGACAGGCATTTTTAATATACACTGGTTATCCAGTGACAATTAGACCAGGTATGTTAGTTCAAGGAAGTTCATTTATTCCAGCAAATACTTATGTAACAGGTTATGACAATAGTAGAATTTATTTAAGTGCCGCTCTAACAGGAATAATAGCTGCATCTGCTCCAATAGCATTTACAGATACTTGTAAAAGTCTAGGTCTTAATACTGGAGATCAAATTACTGTTGCTACATCTGGCGTGGCAAATATCAACGGAACATGGCCAATCACTAGTGCTGGACTGTTAAGTAAATCATTTACATTTAAAATTACCTCAGCAACAACACAAACTAATTTAGCAAGAGCAGGAACCATAGTAAAAGAATCCACACTAGTTATTAGAAATCGAAACGTAACTATTGGTTCAAGTGAAGCAAGTGCTACACCAGTGGCATCTGTTATTAAAGGTGAAAACGGTGTTGGAACAAACATTGCCGGTGCAGCCTTAACAGTTCGCCCTGGATTAAGTACAGGTAACGCTACAGGTGGTGTAATTAACTTCCAAACTGGTACAACTGGTACAACTGGTGACACTACACAAACAGTTACAACAAGAATGACACTTGCTGAATCTAGTGGATCAACTACTCTAAATTTAACTACAGCAATGGCTATCGCTAACGTGTTTAACACTAATGCTACTACAGTTAATTTTGCTGGCGCTGCTACAACACTGGCTTTAGCTAACACAGGAACTAGTGCTAGAACAATTAACGTTGCTACAGCTGCCACGGGCGCTGCAAGTACATTGACATTTGGTGGTGCTGTAACTGGAAATATTGTTAAAATTAACAGCACGGCAGCAGGCACAATCAACTTAACCAGCGACGTTACCACAGGTACTGTAAATCTTTATACTGGTACTACAACTGGTACTATCAATATTGGTTCAACTGGTTCTTCTGGAACTACCGTTAAGGTGGGTAATAGTGCTGTTATTAATGATTTGTTACATATAACTTCACATGAAACTGCTTCTATAACATCAGCAGCAGCTACAGTAGTAAGTTCATTTGCTACAGCTACATATCGTAGTGCTAAATTTACTATTCAGATTGAATGTACTGCCGGCACAGACGTTGGCAAATATCAAGTCAGTGAAATATTAATGATTCATGATGGTACTACTGCATCAATTACAGATTTCGCAGTTATTAAGACAGGAAATAATAATTTAGTTACATTTACCGCAGACATTAGTGCTCCTAATGCTAGATTATTAGCACAAGCTACAGCAGGTAATACAATTAAAGTAAGGACAGTTCGTTATCTAAATACAGTCTAATAAATATAATATCGTAGTTTAAAACTACACAACGGTGGAGAGGGAAACCGCATGGCAATAGTAGATTTCGTCGTTAAAAACGGCCTCGTTGTGACGGAAGAGGCACAAATACTTGGCACCACAGATGCCACATCTAGTTCTGATACCGCAGCTAGTTTATATTCGGCAGGTGGTGCAGCAATAGCTAAAAAAGCCTACATAGGCACAGATTTATCTGTCGGCAATAACGGTTCATTTTCGGGAACCCTAACAGTAGGTGGTGGCACTGGAACAATTGGTACAGATCAAACTACGTTTAATTTATTAAACACAGTGGCCACTACAATTAATTTTGGTGGCGCTGCTACTAGCATGGAAATTGGGGCCGCCACTGGCACTACTAATATCAATAACAATTTAGATGTAGATGGCGATGTTAATATTGATGGTGGTGATTTAACTGTTAGTACAGCTACATTTAATCTTGCTAACGCAAATGCTACAACATTAAACGTTGGCGGCGCAGCTACTACGACTAATCTAGGAGCACCCGCAGCAGTTTTAAATTTAGGAACTACAGCTGGAAACAGCATCTTAGAAGTAAGAGGTAATGCTACTACAGGTACAGCAACAATTCGTACAAATACTGGTGTTACTACTGCTAACGTTTTTAATACAGTAGCAACTACAGGTAATTTATTCGGAGCAGCTACCGCAGTCAATATTGGTGCTTCTACCGGCACGGTCACTGTTAATAATCCGGTAATAACTCAAAGCAACGCAACCAGTGTTACTTTTAACATGAACGGTCCAACACCTACCATTGTCAGTAACAATACCGGCGCAGCGTCAGTGTTTAACACAAACTCATTAACTGGAAATTTATTTGGTGCAGCTACAGCAGTCAATATTGGAACAACTACTGGTACTACTACGATCAATAATCCAACACTAGTGGGTAGTCAGACAACTCAAAATGTCTACAATACAGTAGCTACTACGGTGAACTTTGCCGGTGCTGCCACTGCCCTTAATATGGGAGCTACCAGTGGTACTGCTACAATCAATAACCCAACACTAGTGGGTAGTCAGACAACTCAAAATGTCTACAATACAGTAGCTACTACGGTGAACTTTGCCGGTGCAGGTACAACAGTTAATATTGGCGCTGCTACTGGTACAACTAATATTAAAAATAATTTAGATGTTGACCTTGACGTTAATATCGACGGAGGAGACTTAACAGTAAGTACGGCTACATTTAATTTAGCCAATGCTACTGCTACTACAATAAACTTTGCTGGTGCTGCCACTGCCCTTAACATGGGAGCAACTAGCGGCACAGCAACAATCAATAATCCTACTGTGGTAGGTAGTCAAGCCACTGTTAATTTATGGAATACAACTAGTACTACTGTGAACTTTGCCGGCGCAGGTACAGCAGTTAATATTGGTGCTACCAGTGGCACAGCAACAATCAATAATCCTACTGTGGTAGGTAGTCAAGCCACTGTTAATTTATGGAATACAACTAGTACTACTGTAAACTTTGCCGGTGCTGCCACTACCCTTAACATGGGAGCTACCAGTGGTACTGCTACAATTAATAATCCCACTGTGGTAGGTAGTCAAGCCACTGTTAATTTATGGAATACAACTAGTACTACTGTTAACGCATTTGGTGCTGCGACTAGTTTAAACATTGGCAATGCTGCTGCCGCACAAACTATCAACATAGGAAATGCTAGCACTGCAGCTAGCACTTATAATTTTGGTACTGCTCCTGCTGCTGCTTCTATTACAAAAACAGTTAATATAGGCACAGGCGGCGTAGCTAGTTCTACAACCAACGTTAATATTGGCGGATCAAACGGCGGGACGACCACATTGTCTAGTCCTATTATAACAGTAAGCGGACAAGCGTCGTTTCCTTCTGCTATAGCTAATAGACCAATATTAGGTGGCGGATTTATATCAAGAGAAACTGGCGACGACAATCACGATATCTGGGGTATTTCTGAAGATTATTATCCTAGCCACGGAACAGCAGCAAACGCTTGGGGCATACGTTGGGCAGCAACGCCTAACGAAATACAATTTGTAGGCGGCGGCACTAATCAGTTTATTTTTGATTTAGATCAAGGAGATTTAACTGTTAATGGTGATATAACTGTTACAGGTGGTGACATTGTCAGCGCAGCTGGAACTAACAGCACTTTATATAATACTACAACAACAGGTAATGTAACAATATACAGCGCACAAACTACTGGAGTTTTTACATTAGGCGGAACTGGGGCAACTGGGGCAATAACTATAGGTCAAAGCACAGCAGCTCAAACACTGAACTTGGGCACAGGTGCTACAGCTAACGGCGTTACTAAAACAATTAACATAGGTACAAGTGGAGTTTCGGGTAGTACAACTAATATTAATATTGGATCAACTACTGGCGCTGGAACAATAACATGTAATGAAGTAATTAGATCAGGATTAGCCGGCGGGGCTGATGGTCTTGATTTTGCTACTAATGACGTTTATACCAGTGTGCGTGTTATTAGAAATAATACTTCATCTGCCTTCAATGACGGTATGTTTATTGGTTATGGTAATACTAATTCTGGAGCAACAAGATTATACGGAGGTGGTTCAACTACAACATCCGCACAAATTAATACTCATGGTACCGCAGCTACTTCGAGCACTACCGGTTCACTAGTTGTAACTGGTGGTATTAGTTCTAATTCACAAAGTTATTTTCCTAGAATTCTAATTGGTAGAGATAGTAACGCTACTCATGGTATAAGTTGGTATGCAGATTCTTATACTACGTGGCAAACCTATATGGCACAAGCTGGTCAAACAAGTATAGGTACTAAAGGAAATATTACAGTACCTTCAAGTACATTGGTTACTTCTTGGGGCTTGAGAAACTATATTGAAGATGCTGCTGGATATGGTTGGACATGGGAAGGCGGAACTGGTTCTAGTGATACTACACCTACAGTAGTAGCAGAAATTAGATCAGCAGACGGTGCTGCTAGATTTGGCGCAGTTACTAATGCGGGATTCTTAGGAACTAATAGTAGTAATGCTAGAAATCACTTTACAGCATACAATTCTGGTGCTGCAGCAGCAGCCACTGGTTGGATCGCAGGAGCATTTGGAGACAATAACGGTCAACGACCAGTTTTAGGTTCTGCTCACGGATATGCTCATATCGGTGCTCACACTACTAACTTAGACGCATGGGCTCCTCTATTCATACAAAATGACGCAGCAGCAGCAACAGTAATGATAGGATTTCCATGGAACACGGCCGCCGATGCAAATTATAGATTGAAAGTCAACGGTGCCTTTGCTGCCACAACTAAAAGCTTCTTGATCGATCACCCAACTAAATCTGGTATGAAGCTACGATATGGCAGCTTAGAAGGTCCAGAAAACGGTGTTTATGTTCGAGGTACCCTAAAGAATTCTAATGTGATAGAATTACCAGATTATTGGACTGGGCTAGTCGATCCTGATTCTATCACAGTAAGCATTACTCCTAAGGGTCGTAAGCAAGAAATCTATGTCGGAGAAATCAAAGACAACCGTGTAGAAGTAGTTGGTGAAAATATTGATTGCTTTTATGTAATCTACGGAGAACGCAAGGACGTAGATAAATTAGAGGTCGAGATTGAGGACCAGTAATGTCAATTTATTATGGACCTGAAATATCTACAGACGGATTAGCTTTATTATTAGACGCAGGTAATACTAGATCTTATCCAGGTTCTGGTACATCGTGGACTGATATTAGCGGAAGTGGAAATAATTTCACTCTCACCAATGCTGGAGCTTATAACAGTTCAGGACCAAAATATATGAATTTTGGAGGATCGTTTGGTTGTGCCGTAACTACTAGCGGATCTGATATACCTCTTTCAGGAACAGTTACCGCTATAGTCTGGACAAGAATACTGAATTCTTCATCAAATTGGAGAACACTATTTAGAGGAGAAACGTCTAATAACGACCATCAAGTAATTGTACAAGCTGGCGGTTGGTTAATAGGCATGTATGATAACGTAAATGGTACCGGATTTAATAGTTCGGGATTTAGCCAGCAGAGTTTGCCCGGTTATGGAACTACGCAATGGAACATGCTAGTATGGCGTTGGGTAAGCACACAAAATAATTTTAACTACTACACATTTGCTTATAATGATTCTCCAGAAACAATAAGAGGATCTAACAGCAGTGCTAATGCAAGATTTAAAGGCGGCTTCAGAACTCTAGGCGCTTATAATTCTGCCGGACCAGATCAATTTTGGGGTGACATATCCTACATAGCTATGTATAATAGACGATTAGATGATACTGAAATAAAAAATATTTTTTCAGCGCAGAGAGAAAGGTACGGAATATGATGAATCCTAATCCAGCACCAACTGTCGTAGAAGAAAACTCGTTAGATTCTGTAGTATGCGATGCAACTGAATCTAATAATAGACTTGAAAAATGTAAACCTTGTGAAAATTTTTATATTGACACAGATCAACAGACTAAATGTAAAGGTTCTGGTTGTAATATAAGTATGATGATTACTTTTAAATTTAAACAATGTCCGCTGGAGAAATGGTAAATGGCCTTATCACCTTCTATAGTAACTGACGGATTACAATTTAATATAGACACTCTTAATAGTAAGTCTTATAAAGGTCCGTCGATAAGAAATTTAATTAATACTATGGGGATTACCGCCGGATCTGGTACTGGTTATGTATTGACCAGCGGAACAGAAATAGTAAACATTCCAACACTGGGCGATACTTTGGTAAATTTCTGTAACTATCAAAATACTGGTGCGTCGTGGTGTTGTGTAAACTGGGCCAATTATGGTAATACAGCATTTTTTAGTGGATCTACAACTTACACTTATCTCATTTTATATAGAAATGATTCAGGTTATACACATCCTAACTGGATGTATAGGTATGAGTACGGCCCAAGCGGATATCTAACAGAAAGCGGAATACATTCTGACAGTAATCGAACTTACTTAGGTAATGGGTGGTATTATGCTTGGAACACTTTTGATACACAACCAACAACAACTAATTGTACTTGTCATTCTTTTACCTATAATTATTCAAATTTTAACGATAAGTTATCTGTAGCTAAAGTAGCTATCCTACAAGGAAATTACAGCGGTCTACATCCTAGATATTGGCCTGAGGTTAACACTGTTAGAGCTAATACACAATCTATCTTAGACACTTCTGTTAATAACCGAACTGTAGAAATTAATGCTCCCAGCCTCGGAACTTTTAATTCAGATTACAATGCTATCACTCTTAATCCAAATTTTTTAAGCAACCAATACATATATGCTTATGGCGGAAACTATTGGAACGCTTGGAGTCCTAATGGAGTTAATGGCAATTCATCGTTATCGATAGAATTAGTTTTTAATTCGAGTGATACTAGCGGGTACATAGTAAGTAGGCCATGGAATGGCAGCGGCCAGTATAACTATACTATGACAGACGGAAGTTTTGGATTACATTCTAATGCGTCCGGTGCAGCCTTAGGATATTCGTCTATTTGTACAGGTCAAACTACTCATATGGTATGGTGGATGAATCCTACACAATACGGTGTTTATAAAAACGGAGCAGTCCTTGTTGGGGCAACTAATCACGGGTTGAGCGGCGGCGGCGGCTCTTCAGGAACTAACGATTTTGGAACACTATTTGGATCATTGTACCCATATGGTAGTGGATGGGGCGGAAATACGGGATTTAGTATTGAAGGCAAATTCTATGTAGCTAGAATTTATAACAGAGTGTTATCTGCTAATGAAGTAAGTCAAAATTTTAATTTAGTAAGGCGTAGGTACGGAATATGAGTATAAATTTTGGACCCACTGTTACTCAAAACGGATTAATTTTTAGTTATGATATGTATAACACAAAAAAATCTTACCTCGGAAAACCAACAACAAATTTTTTTATTAACGGACATTTTGCAGGCGGCACAGGTATGCCGCAAGAGAGCGGTAGTAATGCTACTAATACAGTAATTTCATTTCCAGACAATCCTGGAGATTCACAATGGGTTTTAGAACAAACTGCAGGAACTCCTTATACAGAATATCAAATTAACCTAAGTTCTGAACTAGTTTCTAATACAACTTATGTTATGAGCGGTTGGTACGGTGAATCACCTGATTACAGTTGTGCTGACGGTAGTAGAATGTTTCATGCTAGAACTTTTAGCGCATCTGGAAATCATATTGCTACAGGAATAGACATAGGAACAGTAATTGAAACAAGATTTGTAGGCGGAATAAGGTGGAGATATTGCTATATGACAATATCTACACCGTCGGATTACAGTAATATCTTTAACTGGTATGTAGGCTATGGAAATAATAACTACACTGGTAAACGCTATTATACAAACTTACAAATGGAAGTAGGCACGTATCCAAGTAGATTTGTTAACGGAACAAGGTCAACTAGTCAAGCTGTACTAGATCTTACTAATTATAACATATGGACTGCTAATAACTTAACATATTCTAACGATGGAACTTTTAGTTTTAATGGATCTAACAGTTCAATTACGTCATCAACTTCCTCAGTGTTTGATTCTCAAGCTGTTACTATGGAAAGCTGGAACAAACCCAATTCTACTGTTTATCAAAATGGATTTCTGTTTGAAAAAGGTCAAGTTAATACACAATATAGCAATTTTTATAACAGCGACGGAACATTTTATTTTAGAACAATGAGTTTGTCTCCACAAGATTTAACTTTTTTTGCCCCTACATATATTGCTCCAGGCGGTTGGTATCATATTGTATGTACTGTTGGATCAGGATTAAAAACAATTTATGTTAACGGCATTCAGATAACACAAACTAGTTATACTGGTACTCTACCTACTGGACAAACTAACCAATATGTAGGAATATACGGTGGTGGTGGCTATCCATTTAACGGACAAATTGCCGTATCAAGAGTATACAATCGAGCACTGACTGCCGCCGAAGTAACTCAAAATTTTAATGCTGATCGCGGAAGGTTTGGAAGATAATGGCAATTAATTTAAATTCGTCTATTCTACCCGAAGGCTTAACGTTTTGCGTAGATGTAAATAATCCTAAAAGTTGGAGTCCTAACGTACACCCATATCCTTTAGATATTTTTACTTGGGCACAACCTGGTGGTGCCTATCAAATGACTCTGAGCAGAGATACTACAATGATAAGTCCTGTAGGCAATACTCCTATGAAGATGGTTACATCAGGAACTTCGGGATATATAGGAACTTATAACTCAACTACATGGAATCTAGCGCCTGCTGCACAAGGTCAAACATGGACTGTGAGTTTTTGGGTCAAATCCAGTACCACGGTCACAGCATCCATGCTAATATTTGAGGCCAATAGTGCTGGAAATTACATAACTTATGGACAACCCTACTTTAACGTCACTACAGATTGGACTAGAGTCACAGGAACATATACATTTACTAATGCCAGCGCAGCCTTTATTCAAGCAAGAATAGATTGCTACGTAAATGGAGTAACTCTTTGGGTAGATGGCATTCAAGTTGAACAACGTAATACAGCTTCTAGATTTAATTCAATGTCTAATCCTAATCGTAGATGGTATGATATTGCCGGCAATACAATTAATTTGAATTATGCCGGTACCATCAATCATACTTCTAAAGGAGGCATTGATTGTTTTGGATTTAACAGCTCTATGTATTGGTATAGCAGCGCTGCCGACGCACAAAAAACAGATTATAGATACGGAACCAGTATAGAGATGTGGTTGTATAATGAAACAAAACCTAACAGAAGAACAGTGTTTGAAAAGACTGGTAGTATATATGCTAGCTACGAACAAGAAATTGCCATGACTTGGGAAACCGGTAATGATATAAGCGGCTACAGAAATTACAACGCATACGATTATAGCAGTTCGGGGGGATTAAATAATAATGCTTGGAATCATGTTGTGTGTGTTTTAAGACCGCATCTAACTTCGGGACAATGGTATTTAAATGGAAGTCCTAGTGGTAGTTGGACTCAACGTGCTATTCAATTGCCTCCACAGGCTAATTACTTACAAATAGGCACAGGATATGCTGGAACTTGCGACACGGGCGGAGTAGCAGTAGTTAGGACTTATAGAACAATATTTGACAACGATGATGTGTTGGATTTGTTTAATTATCAACGAAGAGAATACGGAATTTAACATGGCATATTTTAGTTCTCCCGGAATTGTTACTAGCGGTCTAATATTCTGCTACGATCAAAATAATATTCGTAGTTATTCTGGACCTCCACTGACAAACATTTTACCTAACGGTATCAATGCTGGATATCCAACAGTATCATCGGGATGGGGAACGTATAATACAAATCAATACGGTAGTGGAACTTATTTTTCTATTGGCACTATAACTGGTGTATCAAATAATATAGTAACTTGTCCAGGACACCCATTAAGAACATATGATGTAATGACCCCTCAAACTTCAGGCGGGGGATTAGCCAACGGAACAAATTATCTAGTAAGACGATGGGATGCAAATCAATTTTCTCTTTATGCTTATGATTCAACACAAGACGCTCTTAATCCTTTTCAACATCAGGTTAATTTGAATACAGATAATAGAGTTCCAATTAGCAGCGGCGTATCAAATATGTGGTGGGGACCACCACATCTTCCTAATTCTGGAATAATAAAGCAGATTATTCCTAACGGTTTTCAATACAAAGGCAGATCACACGATTGTATGAGAATTCATTGGTATAGACCAGACGGTGTCACTGACGGATTAGCCTACGGTAATGAACCTAGCATTGTAGCAGGTAATACATACACAATAAGTTTTTATCATAAAGCCGCCACACCTAATTGTGTAGGAACAAGAGCATCTATTAACAGATGGACTAACGGAGAATATACTGGTATTTCATTTACAGTAGGAAAGACTTGGCAAAAATTTAGCTATACATTTTCAACAAGTCAGTCGGGAGCAACATATTTTTATTGGTTTAACGACAATATGCCTTCTCAATCTGCTTGGGATCTTTCTGAAATAATGATTTATCAAGGATCAGGATCAAGTGAGTACGTGCCTAGTAATTTTACAAGAAGCAGTACACAAGTAGTTACTGATTTAACAGGCAATTACACATTAACTGCTAATAATTTAACATACAATACAGATGGAACTTTTAATTTTAACGGTGCTTCATGGCTAGACCTTAACAGTAACAATATTATCACAGGTAATCAAGCTTTTACTGTGGAATCCTGGTATACTACTACAGGAGCCACTGCTGATGAAATTTTTGGTAACTACGGTACAAGTAGCACGTCTGGTACATTATGGGTATCGGGAAGATACGGAATTTACATAAATGGTGCTGTATACTTTCCTGGCGCACCAATTGGTGCTGGTACATATCATCTTGCAGCAACACGTGACTCGTCTGGGAATGTAATTCTTTACAGAAACGGAGTACAACAAAATTCCGGAGTATTATCAGCTAGTATTCCTGTAACATATAATTTTAGAATAGGAGCAGATGTTAACGGCGGTGCAGAACCATTTACTGGAAAAATTCATTCAGTAAGTGTGTATAATCGAGCGTTGAGTTCTTTGGAAGTTCAACAGAATTTTGCTTCTCAGCGTATGAGATTTGGAATTTAAATGAAGTTAGCGGAGAAATAAATGGCTATAAGTGCAGGACCTAATTCTGTAAATTTAGGATTAATTTTTGATTACAATATGTATAACACAGCAAAATCTTGGAAGGGACAACCTATTACTAATCAATTCGCAGTTCCTGTACCCGATAGTAACAATAACGTAAGCTTCGCTGTTAATGGCACAGGTATCTTTCAGAGAATATATTCGGGAACATACGGCGGGTACACCATTACGCCAGACGATGTTGTTTATAGATATGATTTAGGAACGAACGGCTGTCATTATCATGGCAATGATGTTACTATTCCCGCTGGACAATTCCCAACATTCACATTTGATTATTATTTAAGTCCGGACGTTACATCATTAAGCGACACTTATATGGCCAATTTTGAAAACTTAGGTTCAGGTGTCGGCGGCTCTGCGGCATTACCTAATGGAAATTTAGGTGTTTGGCAAACAATTCAAATAAACGGTAACGCCGCAACAGCAACTTCGGGTCTTAGAATGTTATTGTATCCGGGAGGGTGCAGCGGAGGCAGACTTGCAGCTACTGGGTATCTTTTAATGAAGAACCCGCAGGTGCTTTTTAGTTCTACTAGCGGAATGACAGCCCCGTTCGTTGGACCAAGCGGGTCAAGAAGCACAACACAGGCATTAATAGATACTATACGTCAAAGTACAATTACAGTAAACAATTTAACGTATAATGCCAATAATACTTTTAATTTTACTTATTCAAATCCTAGCTATATTACTATCCCGTTATCGACAGCATTTAACAAAACTGAGGGAACGATGAATTTTTGGATTTATCCTACAAGATATAATGGAGGTAATGGTTATTTTGTTAATAGAGAAGACGATGTTCCGAATGCTGGAGATTGGTTTTGGATAGGACCATACTCAGATACTTTCTATTTTAGAATAGGAGACGGTTCAACATGTTGTAATAATGATCTAGCTTTTGGCAGTGTTTCGTCTGTCATACCTTTAAACACTTGGACTAATATGTGTTTTACTTGGAAAATTAATGGCACATCTGAAATATATAAAAATGGTTCGTTGTATACAAGTAGAAGTATAGGAAACATACCATCGACAAATCCTGCTAGTAATGGAAGAATAGGATTAGGGCACGATAACGCTGATGATTATTTTAACGGAAATATGCCCATAGTTGAAATTTATAATAGACAACTATCTGCTAACGAAATAGCACAAAATTTTAATGCTATGAGAAGGATATTCAATATATGATTAAAGATGTAGAAAATTTTAACGTTATTACTAGCGATCAAGAAAGACAAGCTAGACTAGCATTATGCAATGCTTGTGAAAAACAAACTTTAATATTAGGAGCACCAAGTTGCGACCAATGTGCGTGTCCTATAGAATATGTAATTTCATATAAATTTAAGATTTGTCCTTTAGAAAAATGGGGCGTTTAATGGATAAATTAGCTTCAGAGAAATCACATAAATAACAATGAGAATTTAAAAAATGGCAAATTCAGATAAAAATATTGTAATAACACCTAATATAGGATCAGCCAACGACCCTCAAGTTGTGTTTAGCGGCGCTAATGCGTCTTTGGGTCCTCAAAATATCACCCTACGTGTTTATCCTACAAATAACGGAACATTAAGTTTTGAAGGATCTGCTGGTCAGTTATTCAGCATTACTAATTCACTTACCGGAACTATTTTTTCTGTAAATGATGTGTCCGGAGTACCTAGTATCGAAGTTACAGACACAGGGCTTATTAGATTAGGACAATATGGCGGTTATGTAGCTTTTGGTAATAACACAGCAGTGGCAGCGGCAGGTTCAACACAAGGTACTGCTACTCTTTTAACTAGACAAATTAGTAATGTAAACAGCGGTAGTGGCGGCGTTTTATTGCCTACACCAGTAGGCGGAGAAAGAATTATTATAAGAAACGCATTAGGAAGCTCTATTACTGTTTACCCACACACTGGCGGACAAATTAATACAACTGGTGTAAACACAGGAGTTGCTCAAACAGCAGGAACTACTCTAGAATATGTAGCAGTAACTAGTAGTTTATGGTTCTTGTTAAATGCTGTTTACGCTTAAAACATTTCAATAATTTCAAAAATAGTTTCAAGTTTGGTTCTAACAATTTTGTTATTGAAACTATTTCTTAAACCTTGATGTAAAGGTTTTGGAGCAACATCTATACTGGCCCACGACCAGCCGCTATGTTCATTACTTAGACATGGTATAAATTCTTTGTCTATTATACAAAGATATGTGTGAAAATTAAAAATTTTATCATTGCTAACAAAAGTTTCAATTGGTATAGTTTTTATTATTTCAGGCACAAATCCTATTTCTTCTTGAATTTCTCTAGTAAGACCCTGCCACGGTGTTTCTAATGATTCGTTAGTGCCGCCCACTATACCCCATGTTCCTTGATGCTTACCATTAGATTTCTGTATGAACAGCACACGTCGAGTTGATTTGGCATAAAATAACGCACCACTACAGGTAATTTTTTCTTTAGAGTCCAAGGTGCCAGTCTCCCTTACCGTATTCACCTTCAAAACTCTTACTCCAATATACACCATTCCATTTGTACTGTGTACCAGTATATAAATTAGTCAAATATAACATCATGTCTTCGCTTTCGCTAGCAGAAAAAACTACGTTCCATTTTGTGCCATTCCATTCTACTATGTCATTAGCTTCAGCAATAAAATCACTGCCATCATTGTTTTTCCATGCATCAGGACCATCGTCGTTCATGTAAAGTTCGTAGGTTATCACACTACCCGGAGGAGCAGCATCATCTAATGTTATGTAATAATTACTATTGTAAATAACAGGGTTAGCAGGATTCCACGGTTCACTAGGGCCGCCACTGCCTACTTCAACGCCGTCAACAAATATTTTATGATCATTTACTTTACGTCTTAAAAAATCTGTAGCAATTTTGTGAACACTATTTTCTGCGGTAAATGTGTCTCTGTATCCACCACCTATACCCTCAAGTATTAAATATCTAGTACCAGTATTGGTTGTATCAGGTCTAGTTTTTTGCGGATCAATTATGGCATCAAAAGATCCTAGCAGACCGGGATTTCTAAATGTAGACGGAATGGAGTTATTACTAGGGTAACTGTCAGGATCCCAATTAACTGTCATAATAGTGTCATCTAACGGATTTAACGCAACATATCCTACTACATAAGTACCATCTGGCTGTCGTAGATATATCTTTGTAAGTCCTTCTTTATAAATGTCAGGATTCATTTCTATAATTTTGTACCAACTCACATATTCATTTTTAGAAATTAATCTAAGTTGATTACTAGTAACTTCTAAAGTAAACAACAAATTGGTATTCATACTGAATAAAAGACTGCCAATTACCGTACCGCTTTCGCTCTTGTTATTATCAGAACCCAATCCTTCGACATAAAAATCTGAGACTTGATCGATAGAACCTAGCACACTGGTAATAATATTAGTAACTACACCAAGTCTCTTAACTTTAGCAGGCGGACTGATATAAATTGGAGTTTGAAGAGACAGGGTAGCTATATCAATTTCGGTACCGGTCCCAACAGGCACGGCTCTACTGCTATACGTTACCGCAGTTAAATCAACTACACTCAAGCTGGTCCAATCAATATAATTATCAGTAGTTTGAATTTCTAAACTGGGGTTAAACAACATTAGTAATTGTTCTAAAATTTGTAATTTTTGATCATTACTTGTAGACCAAATATCAACCTTTACTGATAATTTAAATGGAGTCGGCATTAATCGTTCTACGGTATAAGTATTACCTTGACTGCTAGTATATTCTCCAGTTAGGTCGTCGTATTCTCTTTCTCTAATGTGCATCTTACCTACAAAGCTAGGATCAGCTAATCTAGAAGTGTCTAATTCTAATTCAGTAATATAAACTGCTATTCGAGGTGCGCTCACAGTAGTATTTTCGCTGTTCTGATTGACAATATGAGCTACTTGTCTATCAGGATCTCCATACATTACGGGTACTCTAACCAAAGTACCGTCTCCATATCTCACAACAAAATTACTTAATAATCTTATTATTTGTAGAAGATATCTTCTTATTTGCCCGTCATAAAAATATTGCATTATAAATCAGCCTTTGGTCTTAAAACTTTGCTAAGAGCTACTCTTTCTTCGGTCGAACTTGAATACAATTTCCATTCGACTTGTTTCCCAGCAGGAACAGCATTGGTAAATGTAATTAATGCTTTACCACCGGCGCCAGAAGTAACACTCAATACTTTAGTATCTACAGTATCACTGGACACACTGGCAAACATACCAGCGGTAAATGTTTCATTGGTCAACACTGTTGTTGTAGCTGACACCGGTCTAATAACATCGCTGATAATAAATCCAACACCAGTCTTATTATTGTTATTGATAAACGTTCCTTTTTGTGTGTCTTTAGTATCAGTTTGAGTCATTGTTGTACGCACAGCATCTTCTCTCTTTATCCATCTCGCACCGTCAAATCTAAACAAACGATTGGGTAAAAAATCTGTACGCAAAAAGTAATCACCCTCTAACGGACTTTGAGGAAATTGTATACCATGCCCAAAATCTACTCCGTTGTCTGGAATACCATCGCCTAACAAATAACCTTGATAGCCGCTGCGCTTTGGACGTTTAGTAATTCTACTAGCATCCATCATTGTTGAGCTAGCATCAGGAGGAGTAGCACTGTCGTCTACTGTTTCTAATGCAGCATTGCCTTTTTCGTCTATAGCAAGAGTATAAAAATGTTGTGTTTCGTATCCACTTTTTGGAGCATCTGCTTCTGCTTGTGCGATCAAAGCATCGTTGATGTCTAATGCTTTCTGTTGGGTACTGAGTAAATCTCTTAAAGTTTGAGCAGTTTCGTCGCCGGTAATTGGATCTACAATTTTCTGATCAAAAATTTCTTTATACTGTTGACTGTCACTGATTTTTGTCAGTTTTAATCTATACAAATGTGGATACCATGTAGGGCTAAATCCTTCTGCTGCGCGACCAACATCGCTGATCACATAGTAGCGTGGCAAACTAACATCTGCTTCATTAAGGGCAAATTCGTCTTTTAAATGAGGTATTTCTAATACATCACCGCTGAGCGGTTTTCTTCCTACGGTCTTAATAAAATCGTTAATATGTACAGTCATGTACAACGTGTCATTATCTATAAAAAGTCCAAATTGACTTAAATTAAAGTCAATATCTTGTACGTTATATACGCCTCTAATTTTGTATATACTAGAATCATACTTGCGATCTCTGTTTTCTAAAAACAATAGATCTTGAATATTTGTCTCTTTTACAGACGCATATTGCGGCTGATCTGCGGTGGCATCTTCGTCTGAAGGATTTAACGGACCTATATATTTGTGTACATATATGTCTGTGCCTCCAGCAGTGAACATTTCACTGGCCTGGCGATCAATAAATTTGTAATCGTTGCCCTTTTCTGGGCGGTAAAGTGATAAACGCGGCATAGTATAATATTTAGCGATAAATAATACGGGAGATTCAAATGTCAGAAATTAATGTACAAGCAGAACGTCAAAAAGTCTACGATTATGTCCGAGCTATGCTAGGTGACGGCATGATTGATGTAGAGCTTGATCCCATACATTATGAAACTGCTCTTACCAAAACATTAACACGTTTTAGACAGCGCAGTCCTAATGCTGTAGAAGAAAGCTATATGTTTTTAGAATTGACTAAAGATGTAAACGATTACAAGCTTCCTGACGAAGTGATAGAAGTTCGTTCGGCATTCCGTAGAACGTTAGGATCTAGAACAGGCGGCGGTACTGGTACAAATTTTGAACCATTTAATCTAGCTTACACTAACACGTATTTGCTTAATTCTACCATGCTAGGCGGTATTGCTACCTATGATTTTTTCTCCCAGTATCAAGAAATGGTAGGTCGAATGTTTGGTAGCTATATAGAATTTCAGTGGATTCCGCACAGCCATACATGGCGTATGCTACAACGTCCTTTTACAGAAAAAGAAACTGTGATGTTGAGATGTTATAATTATCGTCCTGATTTTAATTTAATCAACGACATTTATGCCAGTCAGTGGATTAAAGATTATACATTGGCCATTTGTAAAGGCATATTAGGGGAAGCTCGCAGTAAATTTGCTAACATTGCTGGTCCACAAGGTGGCACACAATTAAATGGTGCTGACCTAAAATCAGCCAGCAAAGAAGAAATTGAAAAACTAGATAAAGAACTTGAGACTTATGTTTCGGGCGGTACTGGTTACACTTTTGTTATTGGTTAATTATGAAAGTATACGAAATTATTAGCGAAGCTAAAGTCAAGCAAGGTAAAATGACTAAGCGACAAAATCAAGCTACCAAAGGAGTTCATTTATTCGGTGATGCTGAACGGGCTAATAGTGATTATGTTATGTTTCGTGTAGGCATGGCTGCTGCTTCTACTGACGGCAAAAAGAAACCAGACATCGATGCTAAAAGTTGGATAGGTAAAAAACGAGCTGCTTTCCCTTATACACCAGAAGAAGCAGATATGTTGAAGATAGCCTACCAAGTTGCTGGAGCCTCACACGAAGATTTAAACCACGGTAACATGAACAGCGAAGAGCTTAAAACAACCAATAAAGTAAGTCCTATTGCCAAGCCAAAACGCAACAAATATGGCATATAAAATCTTGACAAGCTAACTAGTTTAGTATAAAATATAGTATCAGCAGGAGATACTATGATTATTGGATTCGTCGGATTTATTGGTTCAGGCAAAGACACTGCCGCAGATTATCTAGTTAACTTTCATGGATTTCGACGAGATTCATTTGCTAATACACTTAAAGATGCAGTGGCCGCAGTGTTTGGTTGGGATCGAGTTTTGCTTGAAGGCCGCACCAAAGAAGCCCGTGAGTGGAGAGAGCAAGTAGATCCATGGTGGGCAGAAAGATTAAACAAGCCTAATTTAACTCCAAGATGGATTTTACAGTACTGGGGAACTGAAGTTTGTCGTAACGGGTTTCACGATGACATCTGGATCGCTAGTCTTGAAAACAAGATGCGTAAAACTCGAGATAACATTGTGATTTCAGATGTACGTTTTCCTAATGAAATTAAAGCCATACATAATGCTGGAGGCATTGTAGTTCGAGTTAAGCGAGGTGACGACCCTGAGTGGTACGAGGATGCTGTTAATATGAATGCTGGCCCTCAAAATATGAGTTGGGCTATTAGCAAAATGCGTATGGAGCAGAGAAAAATTCATGCTAGTGAAACTGCCTGGGTTGGTGGCGCTATCGATACAACTATAGATAACAACGGAACTATAGACGACCTATTCGCACAGATTAGAAATCTGGTTGAAGATCAGCTCGTCGCCAATTAACTCCTTCTTTGGATAAAATGCGTTGACAATTAGCACATACGCATTTTAAATTAATAGGTCGGTTGTTGTTCATATTACCATCTATATGGTAGACATTAAACTGTTCTTTGTGCTTGCTTTTAAATCCACACTTGTCACATACAGGCTTTAGTCTAAAGCCTTCTTGATACCACTTAGGTATACCTTTGCCTACGCCGCCATGTAGACATACTTCGCATTTTTTGCGATAATAGGGTTTGTTATTTTTGTAATAGTTAATAGCAGCGGGTCTAAACCCACAAACACATAAAGGACGTGGCATAAAGCTATTTATGCTGCCCTTTTTGTCCCCTTTTTATGGGCTTATAACCAGTCCGTTTTAGAAAAAACCGCTAAATAATATTACAATGAAACCCCATAGGAGAATCTAATATGGCACTAACTTCACCAGGCGTAGAAGTCAAAGTTATTGACGAATCGTTCTATACTCCTGCTGAGCCAGGCACAGTACCTTTAGTTATTGTAGCCACAGCACAGGATAAACAGAACGGTGCAGGAGACGGAACAGCTCCTGGTACCACAAAGGCCAACGCCGGCCAAGTATATTTAAT